AAACAACAAAACCATTTATTAATGTAGACGCAGTTGATCTTAAAAACTCTGCGGACTTTACCTGTCTTTATGGAGTAAAAGTAAAAGACTGCGATGTGACTATATTGTTTGATGATAATAGAAGAAAAGGTAGATCTTGGACAATACCTTTAGAAGATAATAAGTTTGTAATGTTTCCATCAACAAATATTTATTATATAACTAACAAACAAAAAGAATCATTAAATTTTGTAAAAACAATAACCTATGAATACATTTGATATAAACCAACAAATTTTTCATATAGATTTTTTTTTATGGGGATTTTTAAAAAAAATTAATAATGATAATTTAAAAAAAATTTGTATTAAAAACTATAAAAAAAGAATGAGTAAAGTAGAAACGTTAAGTCGTAATGAAGATATTATTATACCAAAAACAAAAGAAATTAATTTAATTGTTAATCAATTTAAAGAAATAATTAAAACTAAGTTTCAAAAAAAAGTAGTATTGCGTGATTTTTGGACTCAAGTTCACAAACAAAATGAAAGCAGTGTTTTACATAATCATTTAACGATAGATAGTTTAAGAGATTCTGTTGATTTAGCTTGTGTTTATTATGTTAGTGTTCCAAAAGAATCTGGTAAATTAGTTTTAGAATATTACCCACATAGGTTTTTAAAAAAACATTGGGTTTTTCCGCCAGAAGAAAATAAATATATAATTTTTTCATCAGGTATTGATCATAAAGTAAGTAAAAATAATAGCGTTCATCCTAGAGTTTCTATAGCGATGAATTTTAAATTTATAGAAAACAATAAAAATGAATATATCTAATTATTACTGGTATTTTGAATCTGCGTTAACTCCTAAATTTTGTGATGACGTAATTAAACATGCTTTATCTAAAAAAGAAACAATAGCTAAAACAGGAGGTTTTGATAATGGTGGTGAACTAACTGGGTCACAAATTAAAAATATGAAACATAAAAGAAATTCTGATTTAGTTTGGGTAGATGATACTTGGATATATAAAGAAATACATCCATATGTTCATATGGCAAATAAAAATGCTGGTTGGAATTTTCAATGGGATAGATCTGAATCTTGTCAATTTACTAAATATAAACACAACCAATATTATGATTGGCATTGTGATAGTTGGCATAAACCTTATGAAAGAAAAGATCCAAAACATCCAGAGCATGGTAAAATTAGAAAACTATCTATGACTTGTCAATTAACAGATGGATCAGAATATACCGGTGGAGAGCTAGAGTTTGATTTTAGAAATTATGATCCACATATGAGAGATGAAGATAAACATTTAAGAAGAGCAAAAGAAATTTTACCTAAAGGATCTATTATTGTATTTCCTTCATTTGTTTGGCACAGAGTAAAACCAGTAACATCAGGGACAAGGTATAGCTTAGTTGTTTGGAATCTAGGATGGCCTTTTAATTAATATGCAAATACAACCAGTATTTAAATCAGTAATTTGGGTTGATCAAAAATTAGATTTTTTAAAATCTTTAGATAAGGCAAGTAATAAATATATAAGAGAAGCTAAAAAAACAAAAGACGCTAAAGCATATATTAAAAAGTTTGGTGACTTTGGAAGAAGTTATCACTCTTCAGCTTTATTAGAAGATACAGATTTTTGGGATTTAAAAAGATATATTAATCAAAAAGCTTTAGAATATTTACATCATCAAGGATATGAAATGTCTTTGTATGATTTGTTTTTTAATGAACTTTGGGTGCAAGAGTTTGCTAAAAAAGGTGGTGGACACCATAATGCTCACATACATTGGAATCAACATGTATCAGGTTTTTATTTTTTAAAGTGCAGTGAAAATACATCTCATCCAATATTTCATGATCCAAGAACAGGAGCTAGAGCTACAAAATTACATATGAGAAATGATGCACGAGGATTATGGCCTGGAACAGAAACAGTTAATTTTTTTCCAAGACCTGGAACTTTAATTCTTTTCCCAGGTTACATGGAACATGAATTTTCTGTAGATCCCGGATTTGAACCTTTTAGATTTATACATTTTAATATACAAGCTATTCCAAAAAATATTAAATAGATGATTAGAACTATTTTTAGTGAATATTTGTACGCAAATTTTTGTAATGTTAATTTAAAAAACTTAAAAAAACATATGATGCAAGTTAGAAAAAAAAATCCAAAAGGAAGAAGTGTAAGTAACCTTGGTGGTTGGCAAAGTAAATCTTTTGAAGAAGTTAATAAACATAACAATAATTTATTTTTAATAATTCAAAACGAAATAGAAAAATTAAATAAGGATTTAAATTTTAAAGGTAAATTAATATTAGAAAATTATTGGTATAACATAAATAAAAAAGCCTCTTATAATGCTCCACATGTGCACGCTGGTAGTTCGGTGGTTATATCTGGTGTGTTTTATGTAGAGACTCCTAAAGACAGTGGAAATATTATTTTTGAAAGAACAGATAATTGTATGAAAAATTTATATTGGGATAAAGGTGGTAGAGTTAAAAAAATTAATCATTATAATTCAGGTAGATTTATAGTAAATCCAGAAGCTAATCTGTTGTTACTTTTTTCTGCTGCAACACTACATTTTGTAGAACCAAGTCAAACTAATAAAGAAAGGTTTTCCATAAGTTTTAATTACAGACATGAGTTTTAAAAAAAATAAATATACAGTTATTCGTCAAGCTGCCTCAAAAGATTTAGCAACTTTTATTGCTAATTATTTTAGAATGAAAAAGCAAGTTTTAGATACTTCTAGAAAAGCTCGTTACATCTCACCATTTGAAAATATATTAGGACAATATGAAGAAGCCGATAATCAAATACCTCATACTTATTCTCATTATGCAGACATTGCTATGGAAACTTTAATGTTAAAATGTCAGCCAGGTATGGAAAAAGCTACAGGATTAAAATTATATCCTGCATATACTTATGCAAGAATTTATAAAAAAGGTGATGAACTAAAAAGACATAAGGATAGATTTAGTTGTGAGATATCAACTACTATGAATCTTGGTGGTGATGATTGGCCAATATATTTAAGTCCAAATGAAAATGTAGGTGCACCAGATGGTAAAAAGATTACAGTTGCTAGCAATGCAAAAGGTATTAAAGTAGATTTAAAACCAGGAGATATGCTGGTTTATAGAGGTATTGAGCTAGAGCATTGGAGAGAAAAATTTAAAGGCAATGAATGTGTACAGGTTTTCCTACATTATAATAATCGTAAGACACCCGGAGCAAAAGATAATATGTTTGACAGACGACCACATTTAGGTCTTCCTTCTTGGTTTAAAAGGAAATAGTGTTAAGATGGGGGGAGTTATCCACCATACCAACTCCTCCCTTCTTAATGCTACAAAAATAAAATATTTTAGTATATAATGTTTTTGTTATGCTACAAAAAATAGGTTTTCAGCCAGGTATTAATAAACAACTAACACCTACAGGAGCAGAAGGTCAATGGATCGACTGCGACAATGTTCGATTTAGATATGGATCTCCTGAAAAAATAGGAGGTTGGAATCAATTAGGTAACCTTAATGAAAATGAGTTAACTGGTGCAGGTCGAGGCCTTCATCATTTTGTAAATAGTTTAGGTAGAAGATACGCTATTATTGGTACAAACAGAATTTTATATGCATATTCAGGTGGTGTGTTTTATGACATACATCCTATTAAATCTACGACAACACTTACAAGTGCATTCAGCACGACTAACGGATCACCAATTGTAACTTTAACTTTTTCTTCGTCTCATGGAATAAATGAAAATGATATTATATTGTTAAGTGGTTTTAGTACGATAACTAATTCCAACTTTGCAGCTGCTGATTTTGACGATAAAAAGTTTATGGTTACATCAACACCTAGTGGAACTACATTAACTATAACAATGCCATCAAATGAGACTGGATCTGGTGCTACGACTTCAGGCGGCATAACAGTTAAACATTATTATCCAGTTGGTTCACCAGTTCAAGAAAAAGGTTTTGGTTATGGTTTAGGTAGTTGGGGTGGAGAAGATACATCTGCTATTACAACAACTTTAAATGGATCGTTGGCTGACGATACAAACGGAAACAATGGTTCAGCTACAGAAATAACTTTAGCCAACACAACTAACTTTCCAAGCACAGGGACAAACTTTATTTTAGTAGGAAATGAAGAAATATCTTACACAGGTATAACTGGAAATAAATTAACAGGTATTACTAGAGCAGTTAGAAACTCAACTAGATCATCACACTCTAATGGAGCAACTGTTACAAACTCATCAAACTATGTAGCATGGGGTGAGGCAGCATCCGGTGACTTGGTATTAGAACCAGGTATGTGGTCTTTAGATAATTTTGGTGATAAAGCAATCTGTTTAATTCATGATGGTGCAGTATTTGAATGGAACTCAGCATTAGCTAATGCAACTACGACAAGAGCCAGTATTATTTCTGGTGCACCAACTGCATCAAGACACATGGTTGTATCTACACCGGATCGTCACTTAGTATTTTTTGGAACAGAAACAACCATTGGAGATACCGCTACACAAGATGATATGTTTATTAGATTCTCGGATCAAGAAAATATAAATAGTTATACGCCAACAGCAACCAATACTGCTGGTACACAAAGACTAGCCGACGGATCACAGATTAGAGGAGCAATCAGAGGTAGAGATGCAATTTATGTTTGGACTGATACAGCTTTATTTACACAACGTTTTGTTGGTCAACCATTTACATTTGCCTTCTCTCAAGTTGGAACTAACTGTGGACTTGCAGGACAAAACGCATGCATAGAAGTTGATGGTGCTGCGTATTGGATGTCAGAGAATGGTTTTTTTAGATATGCTGGTAAATTAGAATCATTACCTTGTTTGGTAGAAGATTTTGTTTTTGATGATATAAATTTAGAATCTGGTAATCAAATGATATCTGCTGGATTAAATAATTTGTTTGGTGAAGTTATGTGGTTCTATCCACAGTCTACTTCATCAGTAGTAAATAGAATGGTTGCATATAATTATTTTGATTCATCTACACAAAGACCTGTTTGGACAATAGGTAGTTTATCTAGAACTATGTGGAGAGATTCTGCTGTATTCTCTAAACCACATGCAACAGAATATAACGCAAGTTCAGATAGCTCTTTTGATGTTGTTGGAAATACAGAAGGTAAAACAGCATACTATGAACATGAAACAGGGACAGACCAAAATAAAAATGGAACAGTAAGTGCAATTACTGCAGAAATAACTTCTGGAGATTTTGATATTACACAACAAAGAGCACAAGGAACTGGACAAGCAACAGGTGTTGCAACATTTAGAGGTGATGGTGAATTTTTAATGAAGATAAGAAGATTTATACCTGACTTTATATCTCAAACAGGCGATACACAAATTACTTTAAATTTAAGAAACTTTCCAAATGATACAGCAGCGAGTTCAGCGCTTGGACCTTTTACTGTTACATCTTCTACTCAAAAAGTAGACACACGTGCAAGAGCAAGAGCTATTGCATTAAAAATAGCAAACACAGGTGCTTCTCAAAGTTGGAAGTTAGGAACATTTAGATTAGATACACAACCAGATGGACGTAGATAATGGCAAAAATAGTACAAGTATTAACAAGACCATCAAGAGAATATGACTATACAGTTGCTGAATCACAAACAAGAGATTTGGATGGTATTATAGTAAAATTAAATACTACATATCAACAAGAACTAAAGGATGAGGTAGAAGCTCAAAACTTCTTTTTAAATTAATGGCTAATAGTTTTATAAATGCAAAAGTAGATTTAACAACTTCAGACTTAACAAGTCTGTACACGGTGCCAAGTGCAAAAACATCTGTAGTTAAATCTTTATTAGTTTCTAATGATTCAGGATCTGGTTGTAACATAGATGTTACTTTAGTAGATTCTAGTGGTAATATATTTAGTCTATTTAAAACAAAGACTATAGCAACTATTACTACAACAGAACTTTTAACTAATCCACTTGTAATGGAAGAAAGTGAAGTATTAAAGGTACAAGCTTCTGACGCGAACGAGCTGCACGTTATAGCTTCGATATTAGAAATACAGCCAAGAGAGGTAACAACTTAATGGAATTATTAAAACCTAAAAAAATAATTGAAAAAATATCTAATAAAAACACAGGTGAAGAATATAAAAACGACGAGGAATGGAAGGCTAAAAACGTATCTCCAGAGGACATTAGAAGGGATATAACAGTAGTAATGCCAAGCCTTGATTTATTAAGTAAAACAAAATAAGATAGATAGATGGCCATAACTAAAGCACAAATAGCAAAACAATTATTAGCAAACGGAGGACGTATAGGACTTCAAAGAGGTGGTAGGCGAGGCGATACCGGGCAAGCTAGTCATAGTGAAAGTCCTAGTTTTGGTGGTGGAGGAGATGGACCTAAAGGTCTTAAGTTGAGAGGAACCATAGATAGAAGACCACCAACTATAACTCCAGAACCAAAACCAAGAGATGATATGTTTTTTGGTGATGAACCAATGCCAATGACGGGACCGTCATTTAAAACTAAAGCTGGCAGAATGGCTAGATCAATTTTTGATAAATTACTTATAGGACGAGCGTTTAATCGTTTACAGGGACCACCTCCAGGAAGTCCTGATTACAATGTAGCAGCAAATTTTATATCAAGACCAGATATTGATTTTGGTGGTAGAGATGAAATGGGTAACAGATTATTGTATCAACAAATGATGGCACAAGAACCACGAACCATGGACACAATGCCAACAGAAGAAGATGAAGAAGAAAAAAAATTAGAAGGTTT